AACCCGTCAGCAACCTCACTCCAATCAACACCACTCATCCCAGCACTAAATCCCTGTGCAAAAGAGCGTCCAATATTACGACCATCATCTACTGCACCACTTAGGCCATCGGTATTCATACCAAAAATCGCCCCAATGCCCCAGCTGATGGCACTGCCCAAACCTTCACCAATGGACTGCGCCACATTTGCCATTTTGCCGCGCCCCCGGCCATCCCACCATTCCGTGAAAGGTTGCCAAATTACTTCATCCCACAGAATGCCAATTCGCCCGAAAAACCCGGCATCTTGGAAAGCATCACTGCTCATAATTCCTTGAACAGTCCGTATCAAATCTTGGCCTTTGCTTATTGCAGAATCTAAAAAATCACCCACGGCACGTTCCGCCACGGGCATTCTATCGGTAATCCAATTTATAAACCCAGTGAAATGCGGCGCAAGTCTGTCCATGATGGAAAGTTGAAAATTTTGGACGGAACTGCGTAGCCGATTAAATGACCCTTGCAGGGTGTCCATGCGCACATCAGCCATGCGCTGCGCTGCTCCCTCTGCCCCTTCGAGGGCTACAATATAGTCACCAAGTGCATCTACGCTATTAAGGACAACATCGGCAGCTCTCGCACCGTTTACCGAAAAAATGGCATTGAGCTTATTTACGCGGTCATATTGTGTTGGTAGCCTATCAAGCCTATATGATAAATCCCTCATGGCTGTTTCAAAAGGACGCACTTCGCCATAAGCATCAAACATAGAGAAGCCCAATTCATACAAAGCATTCGCCGCCGCAACGCTGGCAGGGGTCATTAAATTCTGCATCATTGCACTAAACGACGTACCCGCCTGTGAGCCGCGATATCCATTATCAGACAAGACAACGAGTAGGGCATTGGCCTCGTTCATACTCATGTTTGCATTCCGCACAGTAGAGCCCATGTAATTCCACGAACTCATCAAATTGCTTAACGGTTGATGTGCAAGGGTGGATGCCATTGCCATTGAATCAACTGCTTGCACAACCAGTGCAGAATCGCCGTCCAATTTATTCATGATATTATTTAAATAATAGGTGGTGCTATACAAAGCCATGCCACTTGCCGCAGAAAGGATTTTAGCTTGATTGGTTTTTGCCAGCACTTCATCTACTGTGCTATTGATGCTGACAAAATTTTTAGCCGCCGCTGCAATCTCTGTGGCACTAAAATCCCCCGCCATAGCGCGGAAAGCCCCTTGCAGTCTGTACATATCATTGGCAAGCGCGCTGGGGATAGCCTCTATATCGGCCAATGCCTGTTCAAAGCCTGTAAAGGTGCGAATCATATCCGCCGTTCCCAGCCCGACCCCAACAAGCCCCGCCATTTGAAATATTGGATTGCGGAGGAGATTCATAACGCCGCGCAGGGGTGCAGTAATAAAATCGGCTGCTTTCAATGTTACGCGCCAAACCGTGCCGCTCAACCGTCTGCCTAAATTGAAAATATTGTTAATGCCACGGCTGGCGTTGTCCATTAAGTGAGCGGTCAACTCAATGCGGCTCATATTTCGCATCCGCTCGGCTGACTGCTGTACACGATTCATGGTTTCTTCCAGCCGGGAAACATTGCGTGTGGCACTGGCGGCTCCTTGTGCCGTGTTATCGGTTACTTGCGTGGTTATGTCAATTACGGTTACTTGCGGCGACATAGGACACCTCCTTTTTTTGCTATGTACAACAAAAAAACCGCCCGTAGGCGGTCGTTAATAATAATCTTGAAATGTTATATAAATGACGCTTTTAATTCGTTTTCATACTCTTTATACAGCCTTAACTCACCGCTAGTATCAAGCACTTCATCTCCAATTTTATCCAACGCTTTGTTATTTATGCTATTGATTAAAGCGTCAACTTGGATGCCTTTTTCAGATAAATACACTGTCGCATCCTCTGCCTGAATGATGATTTGCAATACACGCAATTCAGCTTGTGTTAGAGAGTGCTTGAACATCATCCATTTATCTGATGGGTCAATTCCCGCATTGACCAGCATATTGTATTCAATTTTAGCCAGCAACTCTATTATTTCCGAAAGCCCTATAATCAAAGCTCCTGCAACTACGCTTACAACAGCTCCAGTAAGAAATGTAGTGATTGCGATTTCAACCCACGGCTCACCTATTGCTTGTGCAGCTTCCATTCCCAGAAAAGCTAATGCAATAGATCCAATGAGGGAAAGCACCGCAATTCCTATGCCTATATATCTTACCGCTTGCGCAATCCCGCTTCGCACAAACCCCAACCCCTCTCGCATTTCCAACATCATACCACGAGAGGGGATTACGCACCAACTATTTCTTGCTAAACAACGGACACCCAAACCGCTTGGCCTCCTCCTCCATTTTAACCAGCACATACTGGTCATAGAGTATCCGTTCGCCGGGGGGCAGTTTGCGGTATTGCTCAATAGTGCCGATGGCCGGAAACGCTGCAATGACTTCCATCATTATCCGCGTTCGCCCTCCGGCCTCGAGGAGGGCTTCCCCATCTCAATGGACTCCTCCGCAAAGCCGCTGATTTCGTCAATCAGCATAAGCACCCGTGCTTTTTCGCCGGCAAGCAGAACAAGGTCGATGAGGTCAATGCTGTCGAGAACATTCCGAGCTTGCTTAATTTTCGGGTTATCCCACACTTTTGCTTTATCCTCGTCCACGGTGGCGGCATAAATCATGTAAGACCTATACCTTGCCCCGTCGGTTTCGATGGGGATTTTAGGCTGGCCGGGCTTCGACCGGGCATACTTGGTGGCGTTACGGTGGCACTGCTGGCTTTCCTCTTCGGAAAGGGGTCGCACCCGGAACTGCAACAGCTTTTTGCCGTTACGAGCGATTTCTACCATGCGGTAGGTGGATTCGTCATCGCTCTTTGTCATCTCCAGCAATCCAGCTAAGATTTCGTCCTCGTTCATAAGGACTTCCTCTTGGGTCATGGGCTCGTTTTCGTGCGTGTGGTCGTAGTTTTCTACGCTTGTATTCTTAGCCATATTAACCTCCGTTTAGTTTGTGATATTGCGCCAGTCTTGCGCAGTGAGCCCCGGCATATCCGGGAAGAATTGCAACATCTCCGGCGTTGCATTGACACGGAAGCTCCAGTCCCGCTTTACAATTTCGCCGGGGGTTAGATTTTGCAAGTCAATGGTGCCATCGGGTACGCAGTTGTTGTAAACTACCCGCTGGGCAAAGCCATCACGCCGCCTTAGCTTTCCCTGAAAATCGTACCCGGGAAAAAAGCCCTGCTGGAGGTCGTTAAATAACTCCGTCATCATTACATCATCACGGATTACAACCTCGGTCAGCGTGAGCGTTACGGTATACCCGGTATTAACCGAGAATATTAACGAGCTACCCACAGGCTGGAGGTCTTGATTGGCCGGGGAAAGCTGGGCGCGGAAGGTGTCTACCTCAGCAAGGAATATATTTACACCCCTGCGCGTGGTGACAAACAACTGCCCGTCTTTACCGGAAATAACCTTTCTTACATCTAAGATGCTCTTGTCGTTTAACATCGTCTATCCTCCCTCCTTATAGCGGCGCAAAGCGGAAACCAAAGGCATAGTACCCTTTTTCCAGTGCGTCGATGTCGTCTACAAACACCCTAAACCATGCGCTGTCGCCCTGGGGTGCGTTGTCGGGGTCAATTTCAACATATGCGCCGGGCAGAAGTTTTCCCTCAGCCACCATTGCATTACACACGTTGTTGCCCAACTGGATGACCGTCATGCGGCCATCGTCATCATTGTTGATTCGCCCCATGAGCGGGTCAATGGTACGGACGATGCGGTCAAACAGCTCAAAGCGAACTTTGGCGCGTTTGATTTTCTTCCACCCCACATCTTGTGTGCCGCGAGGAAGGACGAGGGTATTGATGCCCTGCTCCACCCACACGGTGTTAGCCGCACTACGGGAGAACAGCAGCATCCCGCTTAATAGCGCAGATTCAATTTGGTGGTTGCGCAGGACTTCGCTCAAATCCACCGCATTGGTTACCCCGAGCCGGGTTATGGCCTCGTTGGAAGGTGTACCCGCAATCAT